ATTCACGAGCTTTTTCTTTGGCCTCCTCAAGACGGCGAGCCGCAACCTCTTTACCTTCTGCGCTGTTCATCAGGTCAGCCCGGATTTGATCCCAGTTCCAACCCGCATCGATCTGTGCGAGGTAGTGGTTACGTCCACTGTCGTCTACATCACGGCCAAGGATTTGGCGGTACATCTCATTGAGGTGGTTGATCTCAGCAGTGCGGTCACGATTCACTGGGACATACTCGATGTAGTTACGTACACGGTAAGCCACATATGGGCCAACACGGCGTGGATCATTGATAGCTGCCACATCTGCAGCGTACACCAGGTCACCAGCAGCATTGATCATACTACGGCGTTGGCCTGTGTTGAAGTTCTGACCGAACGACGTGCCATCACCCATGGCAATCTCGATGTGACCGTACTGGCCACCATCGTATGGCCATACAAGGATGTCACCACGACGGACGTCACCAACACGATCAGCTAGGCCAGCATTGACTAGGCTATCACCAAAGTCTTTAGCATGGCCACGGGCCATAAATGGTGCAGGAATATCCTTGCAGCATTCCTTCAAGAACCACTTGATCTCACTGACACATTGACCAGTAAGATCACCATCACGACCAGTACCGTCAGTGTCAGCAGGGAAGAAGATCCCGATACGTTTGCTTGCCCATTCCTGAGCGTTCTCTCCTAGCACTATTTATCCTCCTCTTTAATGTCTTTGTAGATGTGCTCAACTACGTTGTAGGCGTAGCTCACTGCACCAGCCCATACTGGGAACAAACCAACAGCCTGCAAGACACCAAGGTCAACTAGCTTTTGCTCAAGCCCTGGGGTGTTCAGCACTGCAAGGACAGCAGGGAATAATGCAATTGCAACCTGCAAGGCGGTACGCACAGCGCGACCAATACGAGTGTGTTTGCTAATAAATGGTTTTAAAAGTTCCATGAGAAACCTCCTAGTTATGTTTATTAGTGGAAGAACTTATCAATTCCGTATTGTGCAAGTAGCATCATGACAAGACCACAGGCGACAATGTAGGTGATGTTCTTGTAGAGCTTCACCTCATCGCCCTCCTTGGCCTCTTGCTTTTGCTCAACACGACTGATACGCTGTTCAAAATCTTGGTGGATGCGGTGTGCGTCTGCCATCTCATAGTCTAGTTCTTTTCGCACCACTGCTGCACCAATGTGTTTATTGATCATGTCCTTTATCTCATTGATGTCATCACGGAGATAACCAATGTGGATGCCAACCTCCTTAACTGTTGTGGGTACTCCACCGTTTTGATCGTCAGGCATTCTCTTACTCATTATATTTTGTATCCGATCAATTATACACTATTCACTCCACCGTGTGTACCACAATGTAGCGTGGGCTGTACCAGCTGTTTTGGTGTTATATGCTAGCACACGGTTGTTACCAGACAACACAGCCAGCTTAGCCTGGAAGTACTGCAACGATGGGGCTGATGGGTTGGTGTAACCGTTCGGGTAACGCTCACCGTTTGTGGTGTTCACAGCTGATTCAAAGTTGATGAGGGTGTCAATCTTATCAAAGATATCATCCTTGAACGACTGCTCCACTCCGCTACCGTTCGTCTGCCACTCTAAGGTCTTCTTGTAGATAGGCTTATTGTCGTGCCAGTACTGCCCTGTGAATTGTTCAACCTTGCTGTAGTTCACTAGGCCGGGGTATATATTATGTGGGTTCAGGGCGTATAGCTGGCGTAGGTCGTCAACATGAGTAACACGAGAACTGTCTGTAGTCACACGAGCTAGCAGGCTAGTGCCAGCAACGGATGGCGGAACACCTGACTTTAGAGGCTTAGCATTGTAGTTCATTGTACCGTTCGAGTTCACATACACATATGTGTCACGGTTTTGTTGAAACTCCTTGCTTGAGATAGCCTGTACGTCAAGAAACTTACCAGTTGATGCGAAGTACTTACCTGCTGTCATCGAGGCATTGAGGCCGTTGAGAGGACTCCAGATCATACCTTCGACAACAAAGTAGATCTTAGCGTCCTTGCGGAACTTCTCAGCGTTTGCTGCATCTTCAAGTGATGTAGATGGAATACGGTTGTTAGTGTCGCTCATGACTGTCCAGTTCAAGCTACCAGGCTTGATGTTCTGGAGATCCAGCTGGCCATTGAGCAATGACACAATCTGGTTGAATGGCACATTGACGTCAGAAGCGTCAATGCTTTCGCCATCGTTCGGTAGTGGTGGTGAAATTGTTGGCATTGTTTATTTTTTCCTTGCTTGTTTGGCTCTCGCCTTAAATGATTTAACGCTGGTTGACAGGTATAATTTATTGATCTTGTCGTCCCAACTGTCGTCATATCCAGCCGAGTCGGCGTGGTCATGCATGAAGCTGCTGAACCGCTTGGCTATAGTTTCATTATACTCGTTAGCTCGGCGTTTTGCTTCATTTATCTTGCCTTGCTGGATAAGACTTGTGACCTGCTCAGAGGCTTTCTTACGAGCGTTAGAGGCTGGGTTGTATGCATCGTAGAACGCAGTGGTTGCAGCCCCTCCAGCAGCCCCAGAGAACCGCCTCGTGACAGACCTGTCCATACTACGACCACCAGCCCACTCATCGTCAGCACCAGCTAGACGGTCAGCAGCATTCTGGATGTTAGTGCCAAGCTCACCGAACTGGCCCTTGATGAAGTGGTCAATATGCTTAGGAGCGACACCAAGCTGGTTAGCTAGAGCAGAGCCAAGGAGGCTCTTTTGCTTGCTCGTCTGCTCTTCTAGAGGGTTCTCTGCTAGCTTGTCAGATACAATGTCACGCCCTGTGTACATATCCTTGTTGAGAGCTGCCTCAAGAGCAGGCTTCACAGCCACAGGGACGACAGAGCCAGCAGTGCTTAGGAGGTCGAACTTACCGTCCCTACTAAACTTCACAGGCCCTTGGTCGCTAGCAAAGTCCATTGCTAGGCCGCCGCCATTCTCCTTGAGGAAGTCTGATAGATCCTTGCCGGTAGCATGCTGGTATTCCATGAACTTACGTACAGGCTCTACAAACGCACCCACACCAGCAGGCTTCTTCACCTTGATGACTCCCTCGTATGAGCCGTCCTCCTTCTTGTGAGCACCAGGCATCACAATAATGAAGTTGTTTTGCTTCTCATACTCTGGGATATCTTTGTAGATAGCGGCCCTGTCTTTGTCTGACAAGTTCCACGCAGTGGAGGCAACAGTAGGTGTACCAGCAATAGCAGCAATCTTCATAGAGGCAGACACTGGGTTGTCACGTAAAGTACGAGCCATTGCACGAGAGCCCTGGATAGATGAGTTGAAGTAAGGAATGAACGCGTTAGCTACACGGCCAATCTCACCCGCCTCATTGAAGTCGATCGAGTTCTCACGAGAAGCCACCTTAGCATGTGACAGGGCAGCAGTCTCAGACATACCATCCTTGAGAGCTTTATTGTATGTGCCACGGAAGTTCTGGATACGAGTGATGTCCTCAGTGAGACCAACGGCATCTTGGAATTTCTCCCATGCAGCTTTACCAGCTTTCATAGGATTGATGTACTCTGACGTCTTCACCTTAGCACGCTTAGCCATATTGCTAATGTCACCAAGCGCTTCTCCAGGGTTCTTAGCCATCTCCTCAAGAGAACGACCACCCTTGCCAGCGTTGTTGATCCAGTCAGACACCTGGCCAGCTGCGTCCTTCTGCTTGCGGTAGATGTCAATCTCCTTGCCACCAGAGTTGAACTTAGCATACTGCTCAAGGATTTGTGCGTCCTTCTTAGTGAGAGGCTTGCCTGCTGCCATCATAGTGGCCCGCATGAAGTTGATTGGGTTGTGGGTTGATAGAACATGCTTCGAGTTGATAGCGGATTCTACCTGGTCACCAATGAAGTTAGGGATAGCAAACCCTGGGTTCACTCCTGTTGTCCCTGCCTTAAACATCTGGTTCGTTCTACGAGCAAACTCAGTGAGAGCGTTCACATTCTGCTTGCCCCATCCATGAATAGCATGAGCAATCTCTGGTGACGTCTGAACAATATTCTTCTCCCCGTCCTTTAGGAATGAGAAGGTTGGGATGTCACCAGTAGATGGGTTGGTCTTGATGCTGTTAGCGTCCCACCAGTTCTTACGATTAGCTTCGTGCACCGTCTTGAGCTGTCCGTTGAGGGTCTCAATACGGTCAAGAAATGGCTGCATATTCTTATCCCGCGTAGCGATCTTACGAGACAAACGACGTAGCTCAGTAGATGACATAGAGGTGAGAACATCAGCCATCTGACGATCAGAGAATACCCCGTTCGGATTCTTCTTGGCGAGGTCATCAAGGTAATCAACAGTCTCATTCATCTTACGGGTGAGCTTGTCACGGCCCTCAGCCTTCAACGCTGTGATTTCCTTACGCAGGTTGTTAGCTGCGTTCTTGTTTGTCCTCAGGGTACGATTAAGCTTAGCAGCAATCTGCTTACCTTCTGCCACCTTAGTGAGCAATGCTCGCTTCTCATTGATCATGTCAGTGGTACGGATGTACTTACCTGCACCAGTCTGACTTAGCATCTCACCAATCTCACTAGCTGCCTTATTCCTTGTGGCCTCCAGATGGGTGTTATTAACGCGATCCATCATCACCTGCAGTGGTGACAGCTGTTCGCCTTCTGCATGCTTGTCGAGCTTTTGAAGGGTTTCGGAGCTTGATAGTGAAGCCTTACGACTGCTTGTCGCCCCGCTGTTAGGCTTCTCAGTGAGCCATTTAGGCTGTTCACGCTGCACACGGACATAGTCAAAGCCATCATTAGCCAGCTCATCGTACTTAGTCTTAGAGATGAGCCCATTGTCTAGACGGTTCTTGAGGTCATCCTTGTAGACATTAGTGAGAAGGTTGTATTCCTTCTCGTAGTTGACGCCCTTGTCCTGGAGTTGCTGCCATCGCTTATTCAGATTATCAACCTTCTCCTTGCTGAAGTCCTTCTTGTCAGCGTTCATGAGGTCAAACTCAGAGCGTATCTTGGCATACTCATCAAACTCTTTAGAGACCTGCTCAGAGCTACCACTACGCATACCAATCTTAGTGTCAGCACCCTTGCCGCGGATACGGTGACCCTTACCAGCAGCTGCACGATCAAGCAGACTCTGTGATAGAGCTTGTGCGTTAGGGTTATTCTCAAGCCATGAAGCTGCCTGTCCTGATGACCGGGAGATATCCCCCATCAACTCACGAGCACGCATCTCATAACCTGGGCTCTTACCCATGCCAGCTTCAAAGTCAGCACGACGTAGATCTTTGAGGATGTTGTGCTTGTCTGTCACCCATTTCTGCATGAAGTTATCTTTGCCTTCGACAAGCTTGCTACCAATCTTTGTCTTGTTCAAAGCGTCTTCAGTGGCATAGCCAGCCCTCTTGATACCACGCGAGAGGAACTGATCCAGCGTGCCGATCACACCGTGCTTACTGAACTGATCCACACCAACAGCCTTGCTAAGACCTTTACCAGCTAGTTTGTCTGCCCCACCGAGGGCCTTGCCAGCCCCCTTGAGGACGCCAGGAGCAGCAGCACCAACTGCAGCACCAAGACCTGCACCCTTGAGTACATCATCAATCTTAGCGTCTGAACCTTTGTTCATCAGCTCATTGTTTGCACCAAAAGCTGCACCAATAGCCGCATCCTTACCGACATTCTTAGCGATTCCCTTGATGCCTTCACCACCAAGAGCCTTGAGACCTGCAGAAATACCACCCTTAGAGAAGGCAGCTTTACCGGCAGCCTTAGCGCCAGCAGAGATGGCCTTACCACCGACACCAAAGGTGAGGGCAGAACCAATAAGATCAGCACCAGCTGCGAGGTTTCGCACTGGATCAGCCTTTTTCTTGGTCTCATTCATGTACTCTTTGTACTCACGAGAGGCTTTGTCACCAATCTTACGGATATTATTCATACCCTCTAGGGCGCGCTGTCTATCCTCCTCATTAGTGGCTTTGTCTGCCTGCTCAGCAAGCTGCTTGATGCGTTGGTAACGATCACGACCAGCCTTGAGTAGCTGCTCTTGACGCTTCTTCTCCTCACCTGTCGCCCAGTTCCATGTCAGGGCAGCAGAGTCAGCAATAGTGCGAGCGCTTTGTGTGGCTGCATCAGAAATACCTTTAGCGACATCAGAGATGCCTTTCATCAGGTCAAAGCCGCCGCCCTTGCTCTTGTTGCCTTGCTGCTGGGCAGCCTTCTCAGCTTCCTTGGTCTTAGCCTTAATGGCCTCCTCGCGCATCTTGGCAGCAGCAGAGGCTTCCTCCTCCTTTTTCTCCTTCTTCTTCCTCATGTATGATTGCTTCATAAATGAGTTAAAGAACTCATCAGATTGCCCTAGGGAGCGAGCACCACGTCCTCTATATGAGGAGCGACCTCCACCACCTGTCATTGACGAGAAAAATGGATCGCCCCCACTAGAGGAACGCCCACCACCATAAGATCGACCACCACCAGAGGAGCGGCCACCGCCGCCCCCTCCAGTCATGGCTGAAAAGAAAGGATCATCCATCCTAATAGCCTCCTACATATACCGTTCGTAACCTTTTTTGTAGTCCTGCCAGTGGCTGTCATTAGCATACTGCCACATCTTAGAGGCAAAACCACCTGCCCCACCAAAGCGGAGACCATTGTCTGCAGCGTATGCAGCAATCTGACGCCAGGTAGTAGGCGACACCTTGCCGTCACGACCTGCGTTAGCCTGGAGCATTGCACGAACACGCTCAACAATGTTAGGTGCAGCACCCCCGCCGCCACCATAACGCATAGAGGCAAGACTTGCACTGGATGCTCGACTTGCTGCGTTCTGGCTAGCTTGCCATGCACGTTGCTCACGAGCCATAGCGAGTTGTCGTTGATATGCTTGCTCCGCCTGTTGTCGTTGAAACTCTCGCTGCTTTTCAGCTTCTGCTGCCTGGAAGGCACGAGCTGCTTCTGCTGCGTCCCAACTACGCTTAGCACTGATGTCTGACTCACGTGTGGCAAAGGCCTTGTCGTAGACGTTCTTGTCGATGTCAGCCTTCTTACCGAGCAGGCTTGTCCTTGTATTAGCAATAGCAGCCTGAAGCTTAGCTAAGGCTGGGAGATATGTAGATGCAGTGTATTCTGCTTGGGCATCAGGAGCGAAGCCTGAGAATAACATGCCTTTGTTTTGAGCAGACTGGGTGATCTTATTAAACGCACGATCCTTTGCTGCGCCTAATCCCTCAATCTGCGATTGCCCTGACTTTTCGTTGTTGGCAATGTCTGTGTCAATTAATTGTTTTTGAGGCTCAACCGACCTTCCATACTCGGATACCAGCTGGTTGAGATCTCGTACTACTGGTGCGGCCATTTGTTTGTTTGTATCCTATTTGTTTTAATTTTGTCTAGTTTGATTATATCACGCCACTGGTGGTACAACCACTGATACCTCAAAGACGAACTCCTCATCGGCGTTTGTCCTATAGTTCTGTCTCCAGTCATTGACGACAAAGACGGAACACCTGATGGTGTCTGCGGATGACCTAGTCACTGTGGCGTAGACTGGCAGGGTTACATCCTCCCTGAAGTAGCGGAGGCTAGAGCATACTTGGAACTGGTCACCATTTCTCCTAGAGGCTATACGTGAGCGAACCAGCCAGCCGTTACCACCAACCCTCCATTCCTGAAAGGCTGTGGCAGTGCCGTTGACTGGGATGTATGTGCCAGCTGGTAGCTTCACTATGATCTGGTGGCTGTTGGTTTCCTTAGTAGTAGCAAAGTCTGTGACGATTTGAAAATTATCTGGGTTATACATTACCGTAGATCCTATAGTGTAAACGTCTGTTGATAGATGGGGCTGTGGCTGTGATCTCCAGGGTGTTCACAGTGGACTCAATACCGAGGCTGTCACGGCCTCCTCCAAAAGCAGCAGAGACGTGAGGCTGCATATAACCATCAATGTCTGTCCATGCCATCACCTGGGGTCTGTAGCCAAGCCTGTGCTCCACGGTGTGCCTCCATGTTCCTTGATCAGGCTGTAGGTATGGAGTATCTACATAGCCTTGGTTGATGAGCTGTGGCTGGATGTAGTCTGTATTAACCATGAAATCGTCCACGCCTTTATTGGTAGGAGAGAATACATGGGTGTCCCCTACGTCGGTAGGCTTGAAAGCAAACACCCTGCAGTACAAAGACACGTTAGCCCTATCTAGGGATGTAATAGTTAGCTCCACTACATTCTCATTAGCCCTAACACCAACACGAGGGGAGATGATCTCCCCGAAGGACGGCAGAGCTGCAACTGGGCCAGAGAAATATTCAAAGGCTAGGTTGAAGTTCCTATCGAATGACCAGTTACCAAACACAAGAGGTTTGAACTTAAGACCATGAGGAATACTCACCGTGAGGGAGTACTGCCCGTTATTGCTAATTCTCAGGTCATCAATGATAAAAATAGTCTTATCAAGAGGATGATCCGAGTTGAGGTTGAAGTCGTTATACATTACTGATCAATCAAGACCTTAAGATCTTTACCTTCCACTGATGTCCAGACACCAGGTCGACCATCACGACCTGCCACGCCAAACCGGTTGCGGTAGATACCGCTGTTCGGGTCAACAGTAGTGATACCTTTAGTGTCAATGAGGGTCATTTCTTTGCCCATGTCATTACGGAATGACTGCTGACCTGTGGTGAAATCCCAGGAGAATAGGAGACCCTTCTCGCCGGCCTCATCAATATCGACACCAGGCAATGAGATCTTCATGCCAAAGTCCCCGCCTGGCCAGCCAGACTTTTGGTAGCCCATGACAAACCGCTTTGTCTGCCCATCTGAATATGTCTGTGTTTTCAGAATAGCGTTGAGGCGGTTGATGATGTCATTGATTGCCGTGATCTGCTGCTCACGTGATGCGTTAGGGGGAACTGGGTTCAGTGTCCCCCCTGATAGTGATTGTCCTAATATACCTAGGTTAGCCATTAGCGTGCCCTTCCTGATTTAATTACTGCGATATAGCCGATGAGGAATATTGGTGTCTCCACCCCCTTCTTTTCGAACCTAAACTGGGTGGACTTACCTCGGCCCGACATTGGGGCTGCCTTCTGTACGAGAGACACAGATCCCCAGGTCTTGCCCCCACCCCAGGTGTCGCCCCCACCCCAGGTACTACCTTCTGACGCCACGAGGTAATTCCTCATGGCTGGCTTATTCTGCTCATCGATGTCACGGCCAATGAGCATATTGTAGCGCGACTGTGAGGCTCGTAGTACTGGCCTAAACCGTTTGATGCGGTCTTTAGCTGAACCTGATGTGTAGATCTTGTATGGCGTCCAGTACTTGAAGTCGATGGCTTTACCCATATCTGAGTAGCCTCGCTCCCCTAGGAATACCCAACCTGCTCGTGAGGAGATCTCCAGTAGCTCTGTACGGTCACCAATGCGAGCTGGCATAGAGCCTGCTACAGGGTGTTCAGTGTCTAAGAACCATTGCTGGAATACCATATCGTACATCAGTACGCGGTCAACAAGGACAGAAGGTTTCTTAGCGTAGTGGATACGGAGCTGGTTGTTGTACACGCTCATAGTGGCCGTATCGAGGTTCTGGATCTTATCTAGCTCTGGCTGTACACGATCAGAGATAAGCTGGTCAGATACACCGTTGAAGCGGTAGATCTGGTTGTCATCAGCCATGAAATAGATATAGTTACGGTCAGCGTAGATAAGTTCCTGACTCACCCCACCCTTCGTACCAACTGCTTCCTTCATAGTGAAGGTGGAGATGTCATTACCAGAGAGAATGTACTTGGTCTTGGTAGTAAATACCACGAGGTTGTCCTGGAACACTGTCCAGCCAATGATGTGATCAGCAGACTTTGGGTTTGGCACATAGAAAAAGTCGACAGAGCGATATGATTCAAACTCGTAGAGACCAGAGAAGTCCACTCGGTTTGGATCTTCCTTTTTCACCCAGAACAAACGGTTCTTGTGAGCGATCACATGGGTCGGCGTACCTGACATACCGCCAATCTTACTAGACCTTGTACCGTCATACCACATAGCCGGGGAGAAGCCATTACACCAGATAGTCTTGTCATCGATCTGCTCGAAGCGGTACTTGGTGGCTTCTGCTGGTTGGTTCTCTGCAATAGGTGAGCCAGCGCCCACGCCTTCGTCTTCAGTAAGTTCGGACAAGGCATACACACCATTGTTGAAGGCTACAATAATCTTATTATTACCGTTCTGAGGGCGACGCCTTGTCCACCCTTTCACCCTGCCTTCCTCAGCGACCTCAAGGTCATATGGGAATGCTGGGCCTGGCGTCCATACATTACCTGATGTATTCGATTTGAAGCCTCCTGTGTTGCCTGTCATGCCCTTGATATGATACAAACCAGTACCTTCATCCTGAACATACACTACAATCCAGTATTGAGTACTATGCTTCAGGTAGGGAGCGTCAATAAACTTAGCTGCCACCTTAGTGTATGCGGACGTCACACGCGAGAGGGTGAATGACGATTGAGCGATGACTTTATCAGGCTTACCAGCCTTGTCATCTCGAATTTCTACAAGGATCTGACCTGCTGCCCCGTCATTGCGTTTGATCATCAAGGTGAGCTTGGAGGCAATAGCCTTGATACCATAGTCATTAATCTTAAATGGCGTAGCTACCCAGTTCACCTTGTCGACAGGGATGTCAACTTTGGCGTCGTCAAAGTTACCGTGCATAGCGTCAAAGGCATTAATTGGGGAGATGTAAGCCTTGCAACCCTTACGCGTTGACATAGCTGGCCTGTGATCGTTCTCAGTACGAGACTGCATGCGACAGTTGATGGCGTATGGAGACTCATTCTTAGGCACGGTACGAGATGATGCGATGAGGTTGATACCGCGTAGGTCATATACCTCATCAATAGTCTGCTTGGAGGTTTTAGTGATTGGTCGCTTCTTCTTAGTGATACCTGACCGCATACTTACCTCCAGCCTGCGCCACCACGTCGGTTAGACTTCATACGAATAGGGCCAACATGCTGCATTGCACGTGACTCATTGCGCACAAACGTGGTGATGAGGGCATCATTGTCATCAGCCTCTTGAGCGGCCTCCTGGTAGTCCTCATTCATTTTCATAATCTGCACTGTCGCACCATTCACAACCATCTGTTTGTAGTTGTCTGGGATAACAAGTACTGGGCTATCGATAGTGGCAGGAGCTGGGCGTCGTACATAGTCTAGGACAAGCGTGCCAGCCTCTGCAGCAGGGGCTGAGAGACGGATCTTATTGCCGTAGTAGCACCACTCACAAACACGCTGAGGCGAGCTGTTAGTGGGGTCTGGGAACGTTTCAGAGAACACTGCGTACTCTAACCGATTGTTCCAGATAGAGTATGATTGGCTACCTGGGATACGTACCACTGCGTTCAGGGATACCTGATGGTCTTCAGGGAGAGGAATATCTACAGCCCCAGCGTTGAATGGAATAGCCGCAGTGGTCTCCATGAAGGCGATGCGATTATTGTTGAGGACTTCCGCGATGAATGAGTTGATAGCCTGATCGATGTTATCGCCATCGTACTCGAGGTCATCGAGCTTCTTTCTCACTAATTGTCTTACTTCTTGTAATGTCATATTTGTTTCCTATATTAGTACTAGGTATATTCTATCATATAGAAAACACCCTGATAGGGGTCAGGGTGTTACGCATCGATGCTCTACCAGAGTAGCAAATGGTTATTGGGGTGTCAACTGGGGGCTACGATAGCTTCCATGGCCCTGAACTGTCAACAAGCCAGAGAAGGCTTGTGTCGGCAAAGATAGTGACATAATCACCGACTTGTGCTCCATCCTCTGGAGAGATAGACAGGGTGGTAGGAGAGCCCCAGTTGTCATAACCAACAAACTTCGCAGGCGCGGTACATTTAATGGTTACCTTATTGGGGTTGATTGCACCAGCCGGGCCCATATCGACAACTGGCTCGCCGCCAACACGGACGATATAGCTACGACCGTTCTGGAGGTTGCCTCCTGATACATTGAAAACTACATCTTTGCCAACGGCATTCAACACCTGACCATGCTTACGGGTAGGAAGTGCCTGGTTGCCAGACAAGTCTGCCATGTTGACGTTCAGCTCTTGAGAATAGGGGGCGCTCATAATACCCCCCCTAGAACCGTTCCCAGTCGCCGACTGCTTCGACAACCTGCCAGTAGTCTGCACTGCTGCGAGTGATCTTGATATAGTCACCAATGAAGGCGTCCTCTTTCTTGAGGCGAACTTTCTTAGTGCTCGTTCCACCGTCAAGACCTAGGAATGGCCCATCAAGGACGATACCCACTGGGTTGCGTGCACCTAACGGGTTGCCTGGGGTCACTAGAGAACCAGTGTTACGAATTGTAAAGGTCATCCCAGCGTGGGTGAAGCTTGGGGTTTTCAAGGTGATGTCGCTACCGTCGCCTTCAACACTGAGCACACTGTTCTTGTACTGATCCAATGTGATATTTTGGTCTACTGGCATAGCCCGCACACGAGCGGTTTCATCAATCGGGATTTTGTAGTTATCCACGGCTACTTAGCCTCCTTGTTTTCTGCCTCCTCAGGCTTCGCAGCTTCTGCTGTCTCTACATCTACTGCAGCCTTCTCGGCTTCGTTAGCCTCAACCTTTGCTTTCAGCTCAACGTTCTCTTGCTCAAGGAGCGCGAGACGGGCAGCAATACCCTTCAGCTCAGCGTCTTGCTCACCAATGTGGGCAGCCGTGTGGTTTACTGATTCAACACTCTTAAACGGTACAAAGTCAGTATCCTCTGCTGAGCGCTCGAACTTGTAGCCAAGACGAGTCACAGCAGCAGCCTGAGCGTCGCCGTAGAGAGCGTCGTTTTGGCAGATCATTGTGTCAATAATCTGGCTATCCTCCCCCTTGAGCACATACACGCCCTCGGGGAGGAGTTCGGTGCTGGAGATCTCAGCTGAGCTACCAGCACGCAAATTTTCTACTTCTTGATTCATTATAGAAACTCCTCGTTAATTTATTAGGCGGTTGTGTGGATTTGGATACCAACACCCTTATTCTTAGGAATAAAGCAGTCGTAGTAACGACGACCCTCAGCAACCCAGCCATCGATACCCTGAACTTCGTCGAGCACACGGATCATGTTGAACTTAGTAGGCGCAACCAAGGTGTCTTTGTGGATCACCATGAAGGCAAAGTTAGCAACGAAGTAGCTCGATGGAGCGGTAACGATAGTTGCACCGTCAACCTGACCAACGATACCGCTCTTGAGGTCACGGTAGCTGGTGTCACAGTCACGGACAAACTCTGGGTCACGCTTGAGCAGTGCGTAGAAGGCCTCAGTCATGTAGATGTAGCGGCCAGTCTTAGGCACCTTGCGCTCAGTAACTTTAACCTGGGCATCAAGGAGTGACTTGTAAGCGTTGGTGTTAGTAACAGCGCCGACAGTTTTAGCCGTGTTAGCAGCAGCGTAGGTAGCTGCAACATTCAAGCGGTAGATGTCAGTCGTTGGGACTGAAACCTCACGCACCTGACGCTTCACAGCCTTGTCGACCTCTTGCGCCATCTTGCTGTCCTCGAGGTTACCGCGGTCAACAGTGAAGGTAAAGGCCTTGTCCTGCGAGAGAACGAAAGTTTGCGTACCAGTACCAAGCTCTACGAGAGCACCGAAGCGGTTCGCACCAGTACGGACGTAGTTGCTTTCAGTTACGACGTCAACGTTGTAGATAGTACAGCTGTTAGCACCGTTGTAGTCGAGTCGGATGCTGTTGTTGATGATAGGCTTGGTGATACTGTCGATAGTGAATCGCTCGTCAATAGTACCAAGCACGTTTTGGGCATAGTTCTGTGCCATGTTTGTTTTTCCTTACGATTAGCTTAATAATCGTCAGACGCAAAGTATGCGGCTCGATCGTACTCTGCAGGCTTCTGTGTTTGCGTGATAGAAGCGCTACGAGGCGATGCAGCTGCAGCCTGACTTTCTTTAGCAATTCGTTCCCGCTCAGCGCGGGCAGCTTCAGCTTCAACAGACGACAGGTCGGGTTCAGTGGCAAGGCGAGCTTTCGCTAGCATATACCAATCGCCCAGATTATCAGGGTTTGTCCAGAAGTCGTAAGCAGCGCGCCCGCCCTTATCAATTTTTTCCTTAAGGATCTGACCCATCATATCAGCCTGTTCGCTCGTCACGTTATGTTCCTGGAAGAACTCGCCGCGGAGACGGTTCGCACGCTCTTCATAGAACATGCGCTCCAATCGGTTTTGTTGTTCCTGATATGGATCATACTCGCCGTCGCCTTGCTTATCATATGGCTCTGGTTCTACCTCACGCAACGTCTTTTCGACGTCGTGTCGTGCGGTTTCGCTTTGCCGTACACGCGTGAATTCACGCTGGCTGTCGCGGATCTCTTGGTATAACTCACGCTCCCTATCCGTAGTAGGAACAGAGCGGCCCGTCTTAGCAGCCCATTCGTCAAGGTCACTGTCGAAGGTAGGAGTGCTCTCTGCTACCTCCTGTTGTCCGTCGACTTCAGAGGTCTCAGATTGCGTTGATGTATTTTCCAGGTTGTTCTCCGTAGGGAGAGTCTGCTGGTCTGTCACTTCCGCCTGCGGAGCGTCAGTGGTTGTAGACTCATTGTCCATCTATTTTTCCTTTGGCTTTTTATTTTTAACGATTGCTAGCTGCAACTAGCAGCTTCACCCAAAATGATATCAATTATTTATTCTTTGGTCAATATAGGATATCAATTGCTCGATCCCTTTCGCCTGGTCGAGCTCGCTGCACCTCTCTTCAGGAGAGAGGCGGTACTCCTCATTGATCTTATTACCATTACTGTCGACACCATTCTGACGCATGCCTACACCGTCTCGTGCGATCTTGTTGTGATAGTCAACGAAGCGGCGAGCCTTCTCGAGGGCATCAAGGAGTGCAGGGTTGGTCTTATTAGCTTGATAGATAGCCTTCACTCGCCTGGCTTCATCCTCACGCTCCTTGCGCTTTCTATTATGGGCCTCGATGACCTGTTTACGCCGGTTCATTTCGTCGATGTCTTCTTGTGGTATTTGCATGGATTGCTCCTTTCTTTATTGTTATTTCTTTGGGTAAGGACGCTTACCTTCTGGGATCTCACCAGGGTGGTCATTTGTCATCGGGTTAATACCGTCTTCTGCCGCCGCTTGTGCCTGGGCTAGAGAGGCCATGTCTTTCTCCGACATGCCGATTAAGTCGTCGCCACTCGGCTGCTCTAAGGAACTCCCGCTTTGCCCTGCCGGTGAGCCCTGGGACGGAGGCATGGATGTGGATTGTCCGTCCAGCCCTGCGACTGGCGAGCCATCCGCGTGGAGAGTTGGATCGAGCCCATCCACGGAGCGTTTGGCTTGCAAAATCCCGTTCACTTCCATTTCCTTGAGGTGGCTCGGGTCTGGCTGCAGCTCCAGAGCCTGTTCGATCTGATACTTCGTCCATGGTGATGCGTCCTTGTAATTAATAGTAATGTGCTCATATGGATCGCGTTCCTCAGGTTCAGCAGGAGGCGCAAGCATAGCGTTGAACTTCTCGTCAGTAAGATCTGGATCGTTCTTTTGTAGGAAGTAGCGAGATAGTTCGATCTGGTCAAAGATTGGATTGCCGAGCATGAGCTCCTTGTTCTTTTCATCACGCATACCTACCTCAATCTCTTTTTGCTTGAGGGTGCTGTCTAACTCAACGTGCGCTTCCCACTCACCATCAAACTCGTATGGATCGTAGTCATGGAAGAATACACCACGAGGGCCAACGATACGGACAGTAGAACGCTTGGTGACAAACACCTGAATGAGCTTGAACAAAAGAGAACCAAGTTGTGCGTACCCCTCGGACTCCATATTTGCCGTCTTGGTAGCAAAGCGAGTGTTTGCCTGGTTCACCTGGTTCTGAATCTCTGTGGCAGTGGCAGAACCCTTCTGCTGAGCCACACCCTGCACTGCCTCATCGGCTGCAGTAGCACGACGCATACGCTGGAGAACTGCGAGCTTCTTGTTCTCGAGATCACCAGAGAGTTGCGGGCGCTCAATCACACCCATCGCATTACGAGGGATTGGGTATACAGCACCTGGGATAGTCTCAATCTCAGTAGCAAAGTCTGCGTACTGCGGGTCAACCCAGTACATTGGAGTGTTCTGGTAGGCGTTGTTGTCGATGTCCATCGCTTCGTAGTCATTCACCAACTCATTGTCGCGGTAGATGAGCTCCATCTCACCAGAGCCATAGAATTGCGACACATCTACATAGTCACGTAGAACGGCAAAGGGCAGGAAAGGCTCAATAGCCTTGAGCTTTTTCTTAGTGGGGACTTCTTGGCCTTCATATTCGGTCGTGCCTTCTACTCCCTGTTCATCACGCTGACACCAGGTAGGAGCAGAGAACACGACTTTCTTACGGTTCGCCACCTCGTAGATACGACCAGTATCGAGGTCGTGCAGGAGGATCATATATACCTGGTTCTTTGGAGCGTTCTCGGACAGTGTGGAGTTAGAGAACATGTCCTTAAACTCCTTGTCCATGCTGCTATTGGCGTTCTCGCCTTCCTTGTTGCCCTCTGTAGTGAAGAGCCCAGCGTCATCTAGACCGGTATACTTGGGTACAAACTTATCTTTCTGGGGGTCGTAGATCTTCTGACGCTTGAGGTCTTCAATATTAGCCAGGTAATGGAAGCCTGCGTACCGTGCATTGTGCATTGTCTCAACCAACCCGGTAGAGGTTGGGTCAACAAAGAAGTCGCGCAGAGGGATATTCTGGATTACGGGGCGACCCTTGGCCCAGGTGACATATAGGACACCAGTGCCATAGAGCAATGACTCACGCACCCATTCCTGGTTCTTGAGCCCCATACGGTTGACTATCATGTAGTAGTCAAGCATGTTGTTGAGGACATCAACGTCATCTGTCTGCTCCTCATTTGTCTTAGTGAAATGAAACTTAGGTAACCCACCTGCTAGGTTAGCTACGAGAGTTTCAATAATAGTATGGGCTTCACGTACTGATGGGTCTGAGATACCATCATAGTTACGAATAACTCGCTTGCCCTTGTAGACTTTGTAGCACTTGTCCCACAGAGGGCGAAGGCCATTGTCTACATATCGCTTTGCGGAGTCGAAGCGCTCCAAGATATCCTTGAGTTGGAGCTCACCAGAGGCTTTAGCGTCCTCTGTGAACCGCTCGTGATCGTCTTCTGCGCTCGATGGCTTTGCTAATTCCGCTAGCGCCTTGGTATTTCTGTCCGGTTTTTGTTGTTCTTGTGGTGGCATTCCTGTACCTTTTTACTGGTTTTTGTATATATTTTGCTGCATATTCCGTGTTGTATGGTGACCAATCTGCCATCTGTAAGGCAATCGCTGTAGACATCACAACATCGTCATGCTGCCCCTGTTGGGCCTCCATAGCACCGTTATCTTTTCTAATGTAACTCATTGCTTCACGGATGAATACAATGTCTAAGTCGATTATATCACCTTCTCGAATAGAACGCTGCAATTCAGAGATCATAATAGGCTTGGTCTTCTTGTTCGTCTGCCAACCAAACTTAGTAGTGCGCACCTGGAACTGCTCATCCTCTGCAGTCTCCCGCATATATAGATTGCGGTAGAACATGTTACGTAGCTTGGCGGCAGTGGCAATACCGTGGTTGTTGATCTCCACCCCTACGAGGGCAGTATTATAGTACGTACCAATATTAAACACGATCTCACCAAGTTGGTCAGGGTCAGCGTATCCACGCCAGCGCGCCACGACCTTGCGGGCTAGGACATCAAAGACAGTAATCACAGAGAAGTCGGCTTCCTTGCCTGATGACGCTTCCACCTCAATACCCTCTGACACGTCCACGCCAATCACATACTTGCGTGAACGATCGACATCCCACCACACACGTAGTGGGGTTGGGTCGTTATCACCTACCCGGCGTATCTCAATGAACTTGATACGCTCCATACCAGTATCTGGGTCAACAACCTTCTTAATATCACCACACATATACGGATGGGTCTTCTGAGCATCCACTGCGATACGCTCCATCTCCTGGAGCATAGGGACGTCAAAGACAGGCCGGCCAGACGCAAGAAACGCTTCCTCTGGGGTAGAAGGGTATTCCTGGTAGAACTTCTTAGGATCGGTGCGAAATTCCTTCTTTTTTAGCCTGCGCCAATAGATCTTACGAGGCCATGACGCACGATCATACCCCTCGTGCTCAAACAACTTGTAGAGCGCCTCCTCCTCGGCGTCTAAATCACCAAGATCATCATCAATAATATTGGGTGTCTCATACTCATTGTGCGAGTGCCAAGGGAAAAACACTGGGCGGAACTGTGACTCACCCCGCTTGGCAGCATTCCACTCATCGTAATAATACCCACCAATACCATTAGCAGTGGACTCCAGGAAGATAAAAGTTTCTGGAGCCATTGGTACAGCCTGCACCGCAGCAGACGTGACATCCGCAGAATCATCCCAGAAGGCCACCTCCGATCCGTGCAGGAACTTGATCGTACTAGAACGCCCCTTGCCCTCTGTAGCCACCATCGTCTTAATCTCAGACTGCAGCCCAGGAGATGGCAGGTTTTGTGCGTCGTACGTCTTCTTGACTTCGTCAGAGACATCAAAGGTAAGGTCTTGCTTTGTGTTATATTTCCGATCAGGCTTGAACGATGGGTGGGAATACTCATAATACCGACGGAACATCTCATAAAGGTTCTTTGTGGCCTCCTTTTCATGGGCAATAATCACCGTAGTAGTAAACCGGTGAGTTGACGTCCACCAGTACCCCATCGCCTCAATCAACGTGGACATACCCATCTGACGAGCCTTCAACACAATATACCGGATAGGACGCCCCGTAGCGAGATCCTCTGCCACCATCTTGATAAGCTCCATCTGCTCCCAGTTCAACACATCATAGAACGGGATCAACTGATTAGAATACTTATCACGAATCATGAGATTGCGCTCACAAAACAGAAGAAAATCCCCTGCAATAAGCTTCACCGTTTCACGGATCTGGTCATCAGGAGAGAGGAGGTAGAAATTAGGGATACTATTTACAATCCTCTCCCGTGTCTTCTCACTAAGCTTTGGATGCTTCGCCATTGATTTCCTTCAACATCTTCTCATGCTCTTTCTGTCGCTTCGCTAAAAACCGGTTCTTAGACTCCACCCGCAATGGATGCAACTCATTAAATGCCTCCACGAGCAACTGCGATGGCCGGTCAAGAGGCCCAAGACCCATCATATGAGCATTCACCTCTGTCGCCATAATAGCCGAAGCGTGCTTCAAAGCAATGTTACAGAACATACTGAAATTCTGAATACTCATATACGTCTCAAAATTATCAGCATAAATACCCACATAGGCATCCTTCATCTTCTTGCCCATGTAGTGATTAGCCTTCTTAGGGCCGTTCTTAGTCTTCTTGCCACCATACAGAACCTTCGAAATATCCTTCTGGCTCTTAATAAACTCTGGCGTCAACCCATACTTCTCATACAAAGTTCTTACCATCTAAACCGCCTCCAATCGAATCTTAACGTGACAATAAACAAATGCACTGCGAACGTATACTGGTACTCCCCACAGCCAGGGAATCGCTTATCGGGCCGCGTAATAAGCCGCTTGCCGTAAGCAACCAGGGCATCAGGTAGAATACCATCAACCACTGGAGCGTACAGATTAAGCCAATTAGGAGTCACTCTCATTGTCTTCCTCCTCTCGTGGCTGCGGATAATACAACTTAAACTTAGCCTTCCGCCATGGAGTATTCACCTTAGACTTAATAATAGTCGCCTCAATGAAATGCCCAATGAAATTCCCAGCCTGTGTATCCTTGGTAGTGCGACCAAACCGCCACGACTTCATAGTCTTCAGTGAGATCATTAGCGAGGCAGCATATGGCACAGCCATACCACCTGGCGTGTATTTCTGTGGCACATACCCACCAATAACCTCCCGCTCCTGGTTGATAATCACCAGGGCAGTATCATTCTTAGCCAGAAGAATCGGTAGCACCCGCATCATCTTATTCACCATCTTAGCCTTCTGCCCAATATTCGCATTAGCAATATTGTCCTCAGCCTCGGTCTTCGTAGTGCAAGCAGCTAATGAATCAAAAATAATCATATCATACGACCCATCCTCTGCAGCCTCCTTGATAGCCTCATAAATATCCTCTAGGAAGGCCGACTTATTATACAAGGTGAAATTAGCAGGGTTAAGCTTCAGAGCAATCAACAACTCAGGGTTTAAAGATGCCTCAGAATCCACATAAAACACCTTCTTATCACGAAGCCCTGCCACCATATTAAGCGCAAGAGTGGTCTTCCCAGTAGCATACGGAGCTTGCAGTTGTGTCACACGACCCCTTGGTATCATAGTGAGCGAATCAAACGAAGGCACCCCCGTAGAGATCCACTTCACCTCATCCACCCCCATCTTCGTAAACTCCGCTAGGGCTGAACTAGCGTCATAATCAATATCCTTGATACGCTCAAACGGGTTGTCTTGGTCTATAGATTTAGCCATATAAATCCTTTCATGTAAATATATTACTAGTGGCCTATGAGAATCGTCGTGAGACGTGCCTGAGAGGCTCTGTGAGACGTCTAAATGCATAAAATGCATGTGTATACGTCTATCCCGAGTGCCGTCCTGTAGCGTCACGGAGGACGCTTGTGGGACGGTCTGGGTGTGACTAGAGTATATACCATCGAGAGGGTAGTAGTCTAGAGGGTGTCAGTAGGTAGGGAAGTTAAAAATTAGGTGGAAAAAATTTTGGCAAGGGTATTTGGTGGGACTCCAGAGTGAATAAAATGACGGCCGTGTTCCGCATTCGGGAAACTCACAATAATAGCCTGGTGTTAGGGGAGGGCGACGCACCGCTTCCATTCGGGGTGTACCCCCACACCCCCGCCCCCCTAGGGGAGGGCCAGGCCCACGCACAGACACCGGGAGGAGAGGAGCGAGCGAGCAGCGTGTGGAATGATACATGCATTAGGTATCGCACAAGGGTATTGAGAGGCTGTAGGATCGCGTGAAGCTATGGTACACGAACTACAACTCATGTTGGGCAGTGATTGCATACTTCCGATAATGGAGATTGTACGAAGTTAAAGCTCCTAACAGGGGTAGAATGTATGAGAATGATGGAGATTAACGATAGAATGCGGCAGATTACAGTGGTTGTGTAGCTGTCAAGCCCCGTGCTTGTCAAGCGATTTAGTGTGTAATATTCACAATTTGATACATAAATTGCGCCTAACATGCGTGTGACACTGGGATTTAGCTTATTTTATTGATAGTTCTTAATTTGTTTAGTTTGTTTATTTATTTGCTACGTTCATTGTGTTTACTATATCCATTACGTTTGTTTCTTGCTTGGCTGCTACTTACTTGGTTGTTTGTGTATCTATCGTAGTTACTTGGTTGGTTATTCTTGGTTGGTTAGGTTTGGATGATTAATCTAATGTATTTGTTGTTAGCTTGGTTGTTGATGTGTTTGATTCATCTAACGTATCTATCGTGTTTGTCTATAGCTTGGCTATTGGTTCTTGATTCATTGTATTTGTTGAGTCTATCGTGTTAGATGTGTTGGGTTCGTTAGTTGTGTATGTAATGTATGTGTCTATGTATGAGGGGCGAGCTAATTACCAGTACTATGCATTACAAGGTAGTGAATAGTAAGTGTTAGACACCAGGTAAATATGAGTTATCCACAGGGCTAACAGTGGTGGAGCGAGAAAGTCAAAGAAAATAGCCAAAAGGGGTTGCAAAAGAGAGAATGAGAGAGTACTATAGAGACAGAACAAAAGAGAACGCAAGGAGACAAAAGCAATGAACTACTACTACATCAACACAACAACTGAATACGATGAGGTTATGAACTGGAACGGTGAGGCATTTATTGAGTACAGTGCAGATGTTAAGGACATCAAGCAATATGACAACATGGAGCAGGCGCTAGCTGATTGGGATGAGGCTATCAAGGTAGCACGAGAGATGAACGCGCAGAGCGTACAAATCACAAAGGCCGAGGTGGTGCTGGAGACAATGACGGTTAGCGACAAGGTGGTAAAGCGTATCGAACTAAAGGGCTACAAGACGGACAAAGAACACTTTGAGCTGATGCTAAAGCTCACCAAGAAAGCACGAGGTGATTACTTGATCAAGCATCGTGACATCATCGAAGAGTACGTGACTGTGTGGGCTGATGGCCAACACTGGGGGCAAGTGACTACTGAGCTTGAGGATGAGAACAGCACTATCTACAAGCAGGTTAACGCACTCATCTCTATAGCCAAGGCTTACGCTTACGATGACTACAAGACAGACATAGAGGAGTTGAGCGAGGCAGCTCGTATGCGATGTGTGTTTAGGGCTGTGGCTTTCCTACAGATGGAGGATAGCAAGCAGATGGCAAAGGCTAAAGTACAGTACGGTGTTGATTGGGCTTTGGTATTCTAGGGTAGGACTACAGAGGGTAAGGCATCAGTGAATAGCTGATGCTTTTTCCTCTGGTGTCTAACGCAAATAACCACACGTGGTTGTGTGGGGTAAAAGGTAATCATACATATTATGGGCGATATGTATGTGATTGATTGAATTTGTATAGGTTATGACTTATACCAGCGTTTGTGCACATTGGCATCACCTCTTTGCATGTATCGCGGATGATGTCGGCTACTGGGGTTTACAAAGTGCTAGATAACCTAGTACTTACCATTGTAGCACTGTGGTTTGTATTAGTCTAGGAGGTCTTGTATGTTCACTTTTGCGTGGGCTGTTACTGAGCGTTGGATAGCCTTGCCGCGTACATGATCTAGAACATAGTGGACATTTTGAGTGGCAATCTTCTCATTTTCAGAGTTTACGAGCTCCTCTAATCTGTTGGCTGCTGTAATGGCAGACTGTTGCATGTACATATCTAAGTACTCATTAACGTTTTTAGCGCCAGATGGTTTGAGCATCTCTAGTATTTGCTGTGCTGTGGCGGTTTTAGGGTCTTGTGGGCGCGGCTGGGCATCAGCCTTGATGACCTCCGCTAATTCCTTGGTGTCTTCCTTGGAGACTCCAGGAGGTGTGAGGAAGTCGTAAATGTCTTGGTGGTTTTTAGTTTGTTTCTTAATCTTTTGAATGTTAGCCATTGTGTGTGTCCTTATTTGTTATATGTCTACTGTATTATACCACTAGGGCTAGGCTGTGGATAACTTGGGCAATTAAAAGAGAGAAAGGGGTTGCATTAAAAGAGAGGACGCGCTACAATAGAGACAGTTCAGAGATGAACAGGAAGCGAAAGCAAGGTGGCGCAACTCCACCAAGAACCAACTACATAGGGCTTGACCTTCCGCGTTAACAATAAAGCCAGATGCGTGGGTGAGTATGCGAGGCTCACCCACCCTGACTAGAGATAAAGGGG